CTACCTCAAAAAGAGCGGACTGGACAAGTCGGGCAAAGCCCCGATAATGGGACGCATCACCGTTAACCGGACGATGGCGCAGTTCAGCTGCAAGCTCTCCTGCACTCCCGAACTGTGGAATCCCCGGGAAAGCCGTCTGAACGGCAAGAGCAAGGAGGCGGTGGAAGTCAACGCAAGAATCGACAGGCTGCTGTTGGCTGTAAACTCCGCATTCGATTCCCTTCTGGAACGAAAGACCGATTTCGATGCGACAGCAGTCAAGGAAGCCTTTCAAGGCAGCAAGGATACGCAGATGACCTTGCTCAAACTCTTTGACAGGCATATCGAGGAAATCAGGGCACGTGTAGGCATTGATGTGTCTCACCGCACCTTGCCCAACTACCTTTACACCCGCAACCGTCTCGCTGATTTCGTCAGCAGCAGGTTCAAGGTATCCGACCTTGCTTTCTGCCAGCTCAACGAGCAATTCATCCGGGAATTTCAGGAGTTTGTCGTGATAGAGAAAGGCCTGGGCGTCCAGACAGTGCGCCATTACCTGGCTATCCTGAAGAAGATCTGCCGCATAGCCTTCAAGGAGGGATATTCGGACAAATATTATTTTGAACACTACAAATTACCCAAGCAGAAGGAAACAGCTCCAAGAGCATTAAGCAAGGAGGATTTCGAGAAGATACGGGATATAGAGCTTACCGGATGCCGCCCGGAACACTCCATTGTCAGGGACATGTTCCTTTTCGCCTGTTATGCCGGAACCTCGTACGTGGATGTGGTAGCTATCACTCTCGACAACCTGTCAAGGGACGATAACGGGGCATTGTGGCTGAAATACCGCCGGGGAAAGAACGGGCAGTTGAGCCGTGTGAAGCTGTTGCCTGAAGCTATAGCTCTTATCGAAAAATATCGTGATGACACAAGGCCGACTCTGTTTCCCGTAATTCCATACCAGGCCCTGAAATGGTGTCTGACGAGCATCAAAATGAAAGCCGGCATCAAGGGACGTTTGTCCTACCACATGGGGCGGCACTCGTTCTCGACTCTCATGACCCTCGAAAACGGCGTACCTATCGAGACTGTCAGCAAGATGCTGGGGCATGCGGATATAAGGACCACCCAGGTGTATGCCCGTGTAACCCCTAAAAAGCTTTTCGAGGACATGGACAAATATATCGAGGCGACAAAGGAACTGAAACTTGTTCTCTAACCCTTAAAAAACGATTCAATCATGCGAAGTACATTCAAAATTCTATACTATATCAACCGCAGTAAGGTCAAGGCGGACGGAACTACCGCCATCATGTGCCGTATTACCATTGACGGCAAGAACAGCGTGTTTGCCACGGGTTGTTACTGCAATCCCAAAGACTGGAAAGCCAAGACCGGAGAGGTAAGGGACGCAAGGACGAACAACCTCCTTGAAGCACTCCGCTCCAGAATAGAGGCCTCATATGACAAGCTGTTGAAGGATGCGGGCATGGTCACGGCAGAAATGTTGAAGAACGAGATTTCCAGTGTGTCTGCCGTCCCGGTCACATTGCTGAAAGCCGGGGAAGAGGAACGGGAAAGACTTAGAATCCGTTCCGAAGTGATAAAATCTACCTCTTCTTACCGCCAGTCCAAATCCTCACAGTCATACCTGCATGAGTATCTGCTGTCGCTGGGTATGAGGGACATCGCCTTTGAGGATATTACCGAAGACATCGGCTGGGGCTATAAGCTCTACCTGAAATCCAAAGATTGCGGGGCGGGACATATCAACCACTGCCTTACATGGCTGAACAGGCTTATCTATATTGCCGTGGACAGGGAGGTTATCCGCTTCAATCCGCTTGCGGATGTCACATACGAAAAGAAACCCGACTCCAAACTGAGGCATATTAGCAGGGCGGAACTTCAACGGATTATGGAACAGCCCATGCCGGAGAGGTTGCAGGAGCTTACCCGGAGAGCGTTCATCTTTTCAGCCTTCACGGGCTTGTCATATGTCGATGTAAAACGGCTTTATCCCTCGCATATTGGAACAACCGCGGACGGAAGACGCTTCATCCGTATCAACAGGAAGAAAACCGATGTCGAGTCCTTTATACCGTTACACCCCGTAGCCGAGCAGATATTGTCCTTGTACAATACAACCGATGACGGCAGGCCGGTATTCCCTCTGCCCAATCGGAACAGGCTTTGGTACTGCATCCATGAGATAGGCATATTGGCCGGTGTGAAAGAGAATCTCAGCTACCACGCGAGCAGGCATTCGTTCGGGACCTTGACGCTTTCGGCAGGTGTGCCGATTGAGAGTATCAGCAAAATGATGGGACACACGAACATCAGGACCACGCAAGGCTATGCCAAAGTGACCGATGATAAAATTTCCGAGGATATGGATAAGCTGATGGAAAGAAGAAGTAAGAATGGAGCGGATTCTAATTAGAACCACCATTTCGCGGTCGCCTGTTCCCTCGCCGTCCATGGAAGTTAGTACAGACTTTATTGAAAGTGAAAAGGCCAGGCGGCCGTGCCGTTTCGGGCAGAATCTTCCTTTGCGGGCAAAGGGTATTCAGCCCGAAAACCTTTTCCCTTTCACGTCTGTACAATAGACGCTGACGGCAGCGGAAACAAGCGACTGACGGAAAAGTCGATATAAAAACAACCAAAAGAGAAACAGCATACTGACAGTAGGATGCTACCGGTCTGTATGCTGTTCTGATATTCCATAGGAGAGATATTTTTTGAAACACCAAGAAAAAGGCAGACGGCAAACTGCGCTCCCTCCAGAAAAATCAATCCGTTTTTTCGACCACTTGCCAATATTCGCCTTTGTCCAGTTCGATGTGCTTTGTCACTTTGTCAGCATTCGGTCCGGCTATCTGCTTTCCTACAGCGTTGTTCGGCAAAAACTTTTGCACTTGGGGTGTTGTCCTTAGAAAGCATAGTGAATGATTTTCTTCCTACTTTTTATTTCTTCTTCTCTTTTGTCGATTTCTCCTTACTTCTTGAGTTTTCATACAAGCTTCTCTCCATTGTTGTAAATGACATCCAAAAGTTCGTTTGCAAGTTTGATGTCTGCAATTTTTAAAATACTATCTTCTTCTGTTGGATAGCCAAGAATATTGACACTGCCGTACCAGCATATTTACACCACTGATTATCAGTGATAATTCATTTTATCAGACAACCTCCGTTTTTACAAGTACATAGAATGTAAGGAAAATGCAGTTCTCGTCTGTCATTTTTGCATATAGTTAGAATTATACACTGCCAATCCTTTAATCGTCAACAGATATTTCTGACGGGGATGGCGAGGCTTGTCGGGGTAGAGCATAGAAACAAATCCCTCTTTTATGGCTGGATTGAGTGAGTATTCCATAAAATTCTCACGGTCTTTTAATCCTACGGCTGCCATCATCTCTTTGACAGATAATCTATTGTTCGCAATAGCTTTTATTAACCGGATGATATTTTCATTATCTATCTGTAATGGATTCTCTGAGCTTATCGGGGTACTTGTCGGGGTACTTGTCGGGGTGCTTGTCGGGGTGGCGATGACCATGTCTTCGGGAGCATTGACTATCATAAAACGATTCCTCAATTCATTGTTTTCTCCCATCAATAGGTTGCGAAAGAATCGTTCCAAATAGGCAGATTCCCTTTTGATTCCTTTTTGTATGTTTTGATAGTTGGCTCTAACTAAAGCATTACGGAAGTACCAAGAGTGTTTAGCGAAAAGGTCATTCTCAACATTGAATCCCATCGAACGTAAATATTGGATGGCAAACACTGCTGTAGTTCGGGTATTACCTTCTCCAAACGGATGAATCTGCCACAATCCCGATACGAATTGAGTTACATGGCTCGCTATTTGATAAATGTCCAACCCCGTATAATCAAACGTCTTTTCTTGTTCAAGGTCATATTCGATGGCTCTCCGAATGTCTGGAGCAGATACATAGAATACGGTATCACCACGAAGCACCCATTCTTTTTTAGTAATATTGTAATCTCTGATTTGTCCAGCAAATTTGAATACACCATCAAATATCCGTCGATGGATAGCAGTCAATCCAGCTACAGTGAAAGCAAACGAACGTTCGTTCAAGAGCTTGGTTATATTAGCAGAAACTTTATCAGCTTCCTCCGTTTCGTTATCTTTTTCAGTACGAATATCTTTCGAATCGTAGTAACTCTTGATAAGTTGTTGTACTTCATCAATGGTTATATCCCCCTCAATATGCTTACGAGCAGTGTCAATAAGATATTTGGAGGGCTTCAGGCCATCTACCGCTTGAAGTCCTATTGCCGTTTGCCACGCATAGCCTTTTTCACGCTTTTGCGGTTCGCCTTGTTGGATGTATTCGTCGAAGTTTATCATGGGGCTATAATTTGGTTGTTTATACTTGGTGTAGCCCATAACCAACTACCTTCTAATTGTTGTTGTCCATTAATAAATTCTATTTCTATAACTTTACTTGCAAATCCAATATTCTTTTTAAGTGTATCAATTTCAATATCTGACAATGTAAAATGGAATAAATGTTCGATATATTCATTTGTATCAGCTATATGTATTTTACATATGGCTTGATAATCTCCTGTTTTCCATATCATGGAATTTTTGTAAAGTCTTAATAGTTGATTATATTCATTAGAACGCTTTACCATATCCACATTAATCTCTCCTGCAATTTTTTGGTTCTCAATGAATGAATTCAATTTATATGTAAGTTGTTTCCTTTCTTCAATGAAGGATATCGATTGAAATCCTACAAATTTTTCGATTAAAACATCTTTATACGCATTGATAGCTATTGCATTTTGCCGTTTAGCCATTGTAGCATTGCCGGCTGGTGCTTGAAGTTCATATAAAGTTTCACTATACCAGATCCATTTAAATGTATGATTCGCACCATCTTTATCTTTGATAATTAGTTCAATATTGTCTATTAAGGCGTTTTTATGCCTAGATAAAAAAGATAACCTTATATTGAATGCATTACCAAATTTGATGAAACCAACTTCAGCTTCTTCGTCATGATATACATTTACTTTTGGTTTTTGTAGCCAATGATATATCCATAAAAATATTTGTGGTAACCATGCTAGTGCTCCTAGAATTGCAATAATATCTATTATTTCCATATTTTAAAATTAATACAACTGTTTTCTATAAACTGAATCTAATGTATTTCCATCTTTATCTTTCCATACTAACCAGCCGTTATTGCTGCTACCAATACAGAAATCTGCGGCAGTACTGGGACTTGAAAAAGTTTTA